GCAATTCTGGAACCGTTACTTCAACATTTGCAATTTGTGGTTCAGGATTTGAACTTGTACATCCTCTAAGCCATAGGAACGCGAATACTATTGCTGTAACTATAGAAAATACCTTTACCCAGTCGAGTTGTTTTGTTTGTGTATTCATGATCTATTTTTTCGGTAAACGTTTAACAACAGACTTCATAACTTGTTTTAATTGATTTGCATAATCAGGAGCTGTTGCATAACCTGCTTTTGCTATTTCTTCAAAAAATCTTTCAGGGTTTGATTTATAATTCAAAGCATTCGAATACCTTCTATTTTTCAAATAGAAATTAACATGATCCTCAAATGCTAATTGTGCAGAAGGATATTTTCTAAACCAATCTTTGACCGTGTACTTAAATTTTCTTCCTACTTTAACAATTTTAATAACAACAGGGAATTTTACTTTATCTGATGCTAAAAATTCAGTCGTTGTTATTAATTGCTCATTGCCATTAACACCATCGGTATCTTTAATTCCAAAGAAATTATTTCCAACTGCTTTTTGTCCCCAACCGCTTTCAAGCGCTCCTTGTGTAAGCGGAATTAAATAATGAAATCCTGTTTTTGCTTCTACTTTTTTAGCTTCCGGCAAATATATTTTTACAAATTTTTCTGGCGTCATATCTATTTATTTTCTTTTTCTTTTTTTATCTTGATCAAATGGAGACGTATTTGCAATGAAAGCAGTATAATACCACCAATGAATAGTATAAAGCTTTTTATATCTCCGAATGAAATAGCTATGCCACTAACAGTGAATCCATAGGTAACAAAATTGTAAAGTCTATCGCTTATGTGTGACATAGTCGTAACGTATTAATGTGATTAAACAAATAATGAAAGGAATGAGCGTGTAATACAAGATTACTTCTAGGTGAATGAAATATTTTAACACAACATAAATTAAAATTGAAATGTTTAGCGAAATCCCTCCAATTCTAATGATTTTATTTTTGTAGTCGTTAAACAGCCATAGCTGCGTAAGATAATTAACGAAAAAATAAAGCCCAGACCAAACCTCACTATCTTGATCTCCAACAGCCGTATACAACAAAGTAAACAGCATTAAAAGCACTAAAGGAATTTCGCTATACTTCATCTTACAAACCTTTTCTTGGGATTACGGCACCATTGCCTTTTTCGATAGCAGAGGTAGCACTCAACCTGTTAATTGAACTTTTTTTAGGGTTCCATAAATACCCCACCACAATCACTCCCAATCCTTTAATTAGATCAACTTCGGTTAGTGATAATCCTGAATTTTTTAGAATGTCAAATGAGTGATCAACCACAAACGCAGCTATCAATCCAATCAAAGCCCAGTGCTTTGCTACTAATTTTTTAAGTGTTTTCATGTGTTTTTTTGTTTTTAAAAATTAATTCTATTAAAGTTATTGCGATAGTTAAAAAATCATTCCAAGACCAATCTGTATATCCAAAATACCTATCAACAAAGTTGTTTATTAGTATATTTTTTAACACTACATATAAAGTATTTCCTATTATTAATTTAACTCCATCTCTTAGTGCAATAATTGCTATTAAAAAAGCTAATCTATATAGGTCTAAAGCCAATTCATAAGCGTTTATAAGATATTGATAGTATGCAAAATCACTAATGTTTTTAACGAATAGAAAAATTGAAATACTTAATAACAATAATAATAAGTTACTTAATTGGCCCATTAGGCGGCGGACCAGATGGATTTGGAATTGCTTTAGCTTGAGCATCTTGCTTGATTTTAGGATTAATTTGAATTTCTTCGCACTCAACTCCAGCCATATATTTATCGTCTGGTTTTTCGACAGCATATCTGCCATCTTCCAGTTCTACTGGATTGACATTTTCCTTTTTTGGCACATTCTTTTTTCTGAAAAAATTCCAATAAATTAAAAATGCCGCTGTAATCGCAAAAGGCAAGCCTTTAAAAATTAAGTATTCCATAGTTATAAAAATTAAATATTAGTTTTATGTGATTTAAATTGTGAAGCTTTCTGTAATCCTTGATTAACAATATTCAATGAAGCTTCTTTCGCTGTTAAATCTATTTTAGCACTCAAAGAAGCTAACTGTGCAGTCGTTCCTAAATCGACTAAATTGTCGCCAAGAACTATTACTTTGTTTATATCAAACGGAATACCACCAGCTACACATCGCAAATACAATGTGCCGCTCATTAAACTTCCGTTGATAGTTGACCCAAATTTGAATGCAGTTGAACCTGTAAACGTACCCGAAGCATTTAAGTTTAAATCTCGGTCATTTGCTGTTGGGTGGAACGAAACGGTATCAGCGCCAATAACAGAAATAGTACTATCGATGAAATTAATTTCGGCATCGGTATAATTGACAATTGTCGAGTTGACTCTGTTAATCGTAACTATTCCTGTTCCAATATTTACGACTGTATTAATTCCGGTATTGGTTATAGTATTAGATAGATTCGTATTGGTATTGTAAGTTAAAGTTCCTGAAATACTTACTCCTGACAAATCCGTTGGAATATCTTGAATTACATTTCCAATAATTGCAATGTTAGAAAAAGCCCCATTTGCAGTTGCGTTAGCTTGTATTTTTTTAAACTTGGGTCCAGCGGTTAAAAATTCCAAACCAACTATACCCATAGCAGTTACTAAAGTATCACCGTTTGCCGTTACTGGTTGTGTTCCTATTGTTGGATACTCCAATTGAGATTGAACATTTCTTGTTTTCCAAGCCTTCATAACATCATATAAATCATCCAAAGTGCTATTTGCAGTAACGGTTATTGTGTTTGTTACGGTATTTACGGAAAAAGACGAGGCTAATTTTGCTACAGCTGCAGCTTCTGAAAGAGTTACGTTTGCATCTAATTTATGGTCTAATGAAGTGGTTTTTGTGAGATTACCTTTAAGCTCAAAATTTGGCTGATAAACAATTTCATATAAGTAATTGAAACTATAAATGTCTATTAAGTCTGTATTATTGTTGTTTTTAGAAAAATATACATCAGATGAAGGAGTTGTTGCTCCTTGATAGATTGTTTCTCTTAATAAAAACTTATCAGTAGTAGTTGAGCCATTTGTAGAAGAAAGTGTTTTTTGAGTTCCAGATTTACCAATAACATAAACAACGCTTGATATATTACTACTAGACACTCCTTTTGTCTGAACGATATAGTTTTTTGTTGCTCTTACAGTATTTGACCTTCCAGAAGTTGTAGCTGCGATTAAAAAATCACTACCTTTTTCATAATTTAAAAACTCAACAATTCTGTCTGATCCAGTTCCTCCAACTGAAAATAAAGGTCTTCCTCTTGTATCTCCAATATTTGAAAAAACATAAGTTCCAGGATTCATTAAACTACTAGCAAGAAATGCAGCAAAAACATATTTAAACTCAATTCCTGTCAATACTGTTGGCAAAGATAATTGCGCAAAACCAGCGCCACTTCTAGGAGCAGCATTTTTTCTTCCTCCAAGCAATATCATACCAAAAATATTTGTAGTGCCTTGTGAATACCACTGCTGCGCTCCGTCTACTGTTCTAGAAACACGCATGTAGTCAAGTACTGGCTTTCTAGTCATACCTGTAAAACCAATATTTAAAGTAGAGCCCGCATTTGTTACTATACCTCCCCAAACATTTATAACTCCTGACATCCAATTAAAAGTACCTCCCGAATTAACCCTTAAAAAAGCAGTTGCTGTAGTAAATCCGTTACTTTCGTCAAATCCTTTATTAGCCCCAGGCTCAAAAATTAATATTTGAGAAGTAACACTATCAATAACACCGTCAGAAGTATATTGATGTCCTAATGTTAAAACACCACCATTTAAAACATCAATGTCAGGAGCAGTTGAAGGACCAGCATCTTGACCAATAATTATTTGTTCAAATGGAGCGACTTCTGCTCCAATAGATAAATTGCCAGTTACTATTAATCTTAAAACTCCAAAATCATACGTTGTAAATCCTCCAACTCTTGCAGTTGTTATAATGGCTGGAATTGAACTTAATGCAGCTAAAGAGGCATCTGTAAATGACTGCGTAACAGTTGTATTGTAAGTTCCAGCTACCGAAGTAGCAGATACCGTAAAAGCTTGCGTAACGGTTATCGATGTAGCGCTAACAATAGTTGCTACGAATCGAGTTTGTCCTGAAATAACAATTGGGCTACCAACAAGCAGTTGAGTATTATAAGCAGAACCTACACCAGTGACAGATGTTGAGCCATTTGTAATTGTATGTGTGCCTGTCAGCGTAAGAGAGTTAATAGAAAATGCCATTTTAAATCGTTATTTTTTTAGTTGCTACTAATCCAGAAAATACACCATTTGAGTAGTTTAAATAAAAACTATCTTCGCTATCGTCATTAGCAATGAATCTGTATCTAATCGCTCCACCTTGGTAGGTATATTTTAAAACTTCGCCTGTTGGTATTGGAGCCAAATCTTCAACACTTAAATAACCCGAAACAAGCGTAAACCAGTTTTCTTTTTCAGCTTTTTTATCAATAGAAACAGCCATCGCTTTCATTAAAGTAGCGATGTGAGTAGAAAGAGCGGTTATGCGTTCAGATAGTTTCATTTTAGTTTAAATAAGCAGTGTTGAAATCAGCTACAAAGTCTCTATCTGTGTTGCCAATATTTGTAGTTAATGTTGCTAAATCGTTAGCCGAAGCTGCTCCGATATTAGTTCTAGCCTGTGCTTTTTGAGTGTCGCTAAACGCTTGAGCCAAAGCTGTTGAAACTAAGCCATTGTCAGTTTGAGCCAAAGCCACAATCTTATCGGCTAGCTCCTTAAGCGTATCACTATCGCTTCCAGCACCATTTATCAAATTAGCTACTGCCGTTGTAATCAACGAAGTGATTTTGGTAGAACTATATGTTTTGTTTAAGGCTGGAGTGGCATCATCAATTACCGAGCTTGGCGCTGGCAATGCATTGATATTGGATTTCAACTCATTTAAAGCCGCAACAATACTTGTTTTATCAGTAGTCGATAAATTAGCTATATTACCAATTTTTGCATTTACTGCTTTGATTGTATTAGCCGCTTGAACCGCTAAGTCTACTATTCTTTGTTCCTGTGTCATAATTTCTATGTATTAAGTGCTATTAAAAAATCTTGTGCAAAATCACGCTCGTAGTTTCCTAGAACGGATAAATCTTGTAAACTAGCAATCCATTCTGGCTCTGAACCTACAAATCCATTCTGTAAAGCAATTTCATAAGCCGAATAGCCTCTAAATCCACGTTTACCAAGCGGAGCAACTGTTATAGTAGTTTGTTTACGAGCGCTACTCACAACTACCTTGTATTGCCTTGGCTTAGTTGTAGCTACTACAGTATATTTTCGAATATTTTGAATGGCTGTTATTTTCATTTTCCTAATTTGTTATATTCCACCAAGCCTCTAAAATTGGATATACATCTTGATCAGATTGCTCTTCAGATAACTCAAAATAGTAGTCTCTAGCTGGGACATCAATTTTTCTCTTTTTTAAAACTATTTCTCCCGTTGTAGGATCTGAAATAGCACCTGTGCCAAAAACGATCGAGCCGTCACTTGTTTTGAATTCTAAAACAGTAGAACCTGTTTTACCTTGTTTTAGTCGAGCTACAAGTGAGCAACCTGTATAATCAACTGGTTGCTCTACATTGTTATCGTCAGGTTCAGTAACTAAAAAAGATATACCGTCCCAAGTTTTACCTCGCTTGTGATCGGGAATTCTAAAGTCTTCAATTTCGCAATTCATATTCTATTTTTTTAATAAAGTCCGCAAGGGGATATTGTAGTTCCATAATAAGGCTCAAAAACTCCTTCATATAAATATCGTACCTCCCAATCAAACCAATTATACACATCTTGAGATGGTCCTACGTAAGAATATACATATCCGGCGTACAATTCATAGCCGTTATTATACCAATACAATTTTCCATCACTACCATCATATAATTGTTGTGAAAAACAAGGGTTTGTCTTATAATAATAATTTGGCTCGTAGGTAATATCTGCAAAAGTTGTCCCCGATGTAGTATTACTATCATTAGAGAAAGAGCCACTACTGCCATTTATTCCTGCCGCTCTAACCATAAAATTATATGTAGTCGATGCGGCAAGTCCCGTAACGGTATAATTATTTACATTTCCTGGTATAGTTGCATGTAAATTTCCATTAAGGTAAACGTATTGATTAGTAGCTGTTCCTCCAGAAGGGAATGGCCCAGTACTCGGAGTCCACCACAGGTAAACACTACTTGAATTACTTACTGAGTTATTAAGATTAGTCGGCGGATTAATTGCAGTTGTAAAGCCAACCTGCATTCCACTAGTAGACGTGTTGCCAGCAGCATCTATAGCCCTGACTGCCAAAGAATATCCTGTAAGAGCTGACAATCCAGTTAATGCGTAAGAATTTATTAAACCAACATTAGCCAGTAACGATCCATTCATAAATATTTTATAACCTGTTACTCCGACATTGTCACTTGCTCCGCTCCAAGTTATTGTGGCAGTATTTGTTCTTATACTGTTCCAATCTACATTAGCATCTGCGCCAAGTGGCAGTGTAATATCACCACCAGTAGCCCAAACACTTCTAGGCACTAATTGATTAGAAGCATAAGCACTCATAGAACCTGCATTAAGATTGTATTTGGCTAATGCTTGTGCCTTAGTAAGACATTCATTAGAGTTTACACTAGATTGCCCTGCATTCAAAGCAAAACCCAATGATTGCGCTTGTGTAAAGGTTACCATTTGATTGGATGCTTGACCAAAAGCCAAAGAGCAAAATAAAATTAATAAGTACTTTTTCATCTTACTTCAATTTTTCTTTAAGTGATTTAACTTCTAACTCCAAAGCGTTTACTTTAGCTACTAACACTTCTATATAATTAACACTCATATACCCTTGCTCATCTCTATTAACTTGCTCTGGCATCTTTTTTCTAACCTCTTGTGCCACATAACCAAAGTGAGTTTTATTGTCTCTTTTGTCCTTCCAAGTAAATTCAATCATATCGCCTGATCTAGAAATAATATTCTTTAATCGTCTGTCAGATGAAGCGTAAAAAGCTGTAGCGGTAATTGTGCCTGAAACCGTACCGCCTGATAACGGCAAATAACTACCAGTGATAAATCCAGCTCCGTTAGTCAATTGATTTGTGTTAGTTGGAATAGTAATTACACCCGTGGATGAATTATAGGCTCCACTTCCAGCGGTAAAACTAAGAGCTGTTCTGGCTCCTGATGTATTAATATACCCGCTGTCGTTTGTAAAACTCGAAACATTTGTAGGCCTTCCAGAAACGTTCGTCCAAGCTACCGAACCAGCAGATCCAGTAATACTTCCTGTTGATGTAATGTATCCATTGGGATTAGTACTATTATAAGGTGTGAATCCTAAAGCTCCTGTAACTTGCGCTGAACTAATTCCTGTTAAAAATCCACTAGGATTTCCACTTAAAGGATAAGCATCAGTTATACCAAAACCAGCCAATGTAGTTGGTTTACTTGAGAGACCTGCCCAACTCAAACCAGTAATATATCCACTTGGGTTGGTGGAGTTATAAGGAGTAAAACCAAGTGCGTTTTGCTTTCCGTTAAAAGTATTCCAATCTGTTGAAGACAAAGCCCCGTTTGATGTGCTACTTGCCAGACCGAGTGATAATACCTGAGTACTTAATGACAACCCATTAGCGGTACCTATAGTAACAGCGTTATGCCTTGCGGCTGTATTTGCCGACACATTAGCATTTGCATTTACGCGCGCATCAGTGTAATATAAATTTCCTATCTCTGTTACTTGACTAGTATTATAATCTCCAGCGTTAGCAACTACAGATCCAGTTCTTCCAAAAACAGAAGTTGCACCTCCAGTAGGGCTTAATAACTCCTGCCAGTTGCCCAATACACTTGCGGTTGCACCTTGAAGAATATAGCTTTTATTCAAGTCTGTTCTAATTGCTACATCGCCAGTTTCGGCAGTCAAAGCTAGCATTGCAGCTTGTGTATTTATTACATAAGTATCAGTTATAGCTATAGCAGGTAGCTGATTAGATATTAATTTTCCGTCTGCGCCTAGTCCCGCATATCCATTTGCAACATTTTTACTTGACGTATTTTCTTTTAAATTCAAAGCCGTTTGTGTAGCAGTTGAAACAGGCTTTGCGGCATCGGTAGTATTATCAACATTGCCTAAACCAACCGAAGTTTTATCTAACGTTTGCCAAGTTTTATCTCCTCTATAATATTGCGAAGTAGTACCGGAAGTAATTAATGTCTGACCATCGGTAATTCCATATCCACTTAAAGTTGTGGGCTTTCCTGACACTGCTGTAAAAGAAATTCCTGAAATATAGCCATTTGGATTAGTGGAATTATAAGGGGTATATCCTAAAGCAGAAGTAACGTTAGCACTTGTTATGCCTGTTAAATAAGAGTTAGTATCTAAATCCCAAGTATTAGCCGCAGTTTTTTTCAAAAAACCACTTGTTCCAGTCAGGCCTGCAATAGCTGTTAAATCGGAATTTAATGGTTGCCCGCCCAATCCACTCAAAGTATAAGCAGGTAGTGTTTGCCATGATTTATCGCCTCTCCAATACTGAGATGTCGTGCCTGCGGTGATAGTATTTTCTTTTGTTGATACTGCCGAATTAACGTATGTTTCTGTAGCTAATCCTGAAATACTTGGAATGATAGGCTTGTTTAAAATTTGAGCGTCACCACTTGAAGCATTCCAATCAGCATTGACATTTACTTCTGCTCCAGACGCAATTCCCGAAAGTTTTGTTTTATCAGCAGTAGTGTAATCATTTGAAGACAAACCTTTACCAGCTTCCTTATCTACTTTATTAACTAATCCAGGAATAGTTGGCGACGTTGCGGTACCTCCTAAATCTCCTGATAGTTGGATTTTTCCCAGAGTAGTTGTGGTAGCGTTTGGAGTTTCCAAAGAGTTTTTAGTCACATAACCAACCTCTTTAGTTGTAGCGTCTTGAACCATTACTCTAGTTGCGGTTGTATTTTCAGGATTTGATGTAATCTTGAGTTTTGTTACTCCTGTTGTTTGGGCTTGTAATGTAATTGCCGTGAATAGCAATAATAAAAAGTACTTTTTCATATTTGTATAATTAATTTTAAGTTCCTATTTCTGTAAATTGTAAAACTGTATAGTTGGTCCTGTCACTTCGATTTCCTCCATTCCAAATTGCCTTATCCCAATAAACTCCAGTATTTGTATCTGAATCCCAAGTTCCCCAACCTGATACAAAATCTCCTGGTTGATCCGTTCCTGTAGTATTGCCTCCTCCACGAGCGATAATTCGAAGCTCCATGAAATCAATAGGTCTTGAATCTGCTTTTGAAACTATATCTTGTATGGTTAAATGTTGAGAAACTCCAGCATTTGAAACATGAACTTTTGATAATGGATTATAAATATCTTGATGTGGTAAGTCTTCAATATTCTTTGCATTAGTAACAATTGAATTAATTGCACTAGTTAGAGCAGTTAAACGACCAATGACAAAATTTTGAAAACTCATGATACTGAATGTTTTATTTGACAAATGTAACAAAATATGTTCTATTTATAATTATTCTAAATAATAAAATTTAAATTTATTTAAAATCAATTTTTGTAATTTTGAAAGATGTTTATATTTCTACTTATACTTTTCATAGTTCTTGTTGGAGGAGGTTATTCTATTGGAAAATCTATTGGAAATACTTTGTTTCCAGACGAAAAAACAACCTATATAGATAGATCAGTTCACCATCACTATCATGAACATAAAAGCATTAATATTATTGATGAAGAAACGAGGAAGAAAGTTTTTGAATTGAGAGAAAAAAAAGTAAAATAAAAAAGCCGCTAAACTTAATTAGCGGCTTTTTACTTAAATAAGGTTAGTTTTAATAACTAATAAATCCAGTATTAGTAGTTATTAAGTTTGGTGCCTCAATAGCATCATCAACTAATTCAATTGAACCTCCAGAAGTTTTAGAATTATAAACATTACCCGTTTTAATCATAGTAGCGGTTAATACGTAAAGATTTGAATCATTCAATGGTCCTTCAGTATTGAAATTACCACTTTTAACATATCCAACGCCATCAATTGTCACTTTCTCATGAGATAGTGCCTGAGCTAGCTTGCGCCACATTTCTTTAGTTAATGGCTCAAAAATAAAATCGTCAACCTCAAATAAATCGGCATTCAATAATTTTGCATTGGTATCTGTTTTATAAGTTTCAGATTCTTCTTCTGTTTTCCCTTTGATATTTGTATAAAAAACCCTGATTAAATGCTCTATTCCTGTAGAATAAAAAATATCCGTATTAGTGGAATTACTGTATCGTATTTCGAGCGTATTTTTATGCCTATCTAAACAATAAATCTTTTCACTTAAATGTGTTTTAGTTCCAAAATTAGGGTCTGAATTAATAATTTTCACCCTAAAATATTCATTTTCATAAAGCGACATATCAACCTGAAATTCATAAACTTCATATTCAAAACGATTATAAATTGCACCTACTATTATAGGAGTATCGGCACCGGTGTAATTATCTGAAAACACAATAACATCTGCGCCCTTATTTTCATCAAAAACAATTTGGTCTATTTTATACCAAATATTATTTATACTGAAATAAGTTCCTATTTGAGCCCATTCTGGCAATAGTCCGTTCAAAGAATATGGTTCGGTAACGGCATCCGTATTATAGTCGTATTTATTTCCAGAAGAAAAATAAATACCGCTTTGACCTCCGCCTAAACTGTACTTAATCGAGTCTCGTTTATCTTTAATACCGATGTTATTTGATTTTCTCTCAACTATCAAATTGACCTCTGAATTATCTGACTTTATTAGTTTAGCAGAAATGTTTTTATAATTGGATTTAAATTGTGTTGTGATTAAATCAGATGTTTGGAAAGGTTGTATTTCCATGTATGGAAGTTTAGCATCAACCTCGCAACTTAATGTATTCTCATCATTTTTATAATTAGTACTATTACCAAATGTTACTCTTTCAGCAAATCGAATTGAATTGGATTTTGAGATATAAAAAAAAGGATCTGTAATACCTAATTCATCTACCAAATATTCTTTTTCAAATGAACAACCATATTGGTCCTTTACATAAATTGTGTGGGTTCCTGCTGTAATTCCTGCAAAAACATTTGAAGATTGCCAATTCGTGCCATCTTTTGAGTATTGCAAAACCAATCCGTTTATCAAAGTGCTGTTTACAATTACAGAAGCGCCATTAGGACTATTATTTACTTGAATTGTAAAATTGGCAGCATTAAGCGCATTTGGAAAAGTTAATGATTTTGTTACTTTTCCTCCACTACTGTTTTCTACTTCTAAAGTGATTATCTGCCCACGAACCCATTCGAAAGTAAAAGGATTTTCAGTATTTCCATTTAATTGAAAAGGCGACGTTATCTTACTAGCCAATTCACTTGTGGTAACTGTAGCCTTTACTTTTTGGCATTTATTTGTTGTGGCTTCTGAAAAAACTACGTTTGTAACGCTTATAGGGTTTTCAACCTCAGCAAAATTAGAGCTAAAAACAAAATTGAAAAGTTCTTCTTCTGGGTGTATTGAATCTAATATCATCCATCCAGCTTCTTCAGAATAAATATAACCATCAGATGATTCTCCAATAAAAACAGGAAAATCAGCATTGATTTGATTTAAAGTTTGAACCGCTTGTTGTCCTAAACTTCCAGCATGTATTGACAATGTTTGAAGCGGTCTATTTGGATAATAATTACTATCGTAAGTAAATGTATAGACTGCACCTAAAGACCCACCCACATTTGAAGAATATCTTTCAAATTGGATAAAATCCCCATTAACCGGTTTACTATTAAATTTTATTTTAGTTGCCATAATTATATATTTTATCTGTTAGACTTTAATACTTTCCATTGCCCCTTGCCGTTTGGCTTTACGCTAAACAAAAAACCTTTTTCGGTTTCGTTTCGCTCGTTTGTAAATTCGATTAATCCGTAAAAATTAGGTATTTTTTTTCCTAAAATAGTGGATGATCCATCCAACTGTTGAGTAATGTCAAAATCAACAATATGCTCAAATTCTATCCATTCTGGGAAGAATCTTGCTTTTGATAATTCTGAATTGATAATAGTTCCATTTTCCGCATATTCGTTTTTTCCAATCAATTGTGTTTTCAATTGGCTATTGGCTACCGAACTACCATAGCGAACATAATCAGTTATGTATTTTTGAAAACCTCCAGAGAACCACCAAGAATGACGAAGCAAACAATTAAACGGAGAAAAACGCAAGTTTGTCGCTGATGAAGGATCAAACACTCCTGTAGGTTCTTTAATAAAATCATCCTGCCACTTACGTTGGTCATAGGTATTTGAAGTTTCCTTTTTTAAGTCTAAAATAAAGACATCACTATCGTATTTTGTATCGGCTGTATCATCTAAAAACTTTGGCTTTCTTCTTGCAAACTCCAACCCATAAGAATCAAAACGGTACTTAGAAATCATAGAATATGTTTCTTTAATTCGATTGATTACAGTGGTGTATGTTGACTTGGTATTGTATTCATCTAGTCCGTTTGCTTCTTCGTAATCTCCTCCTTTTTCGGGTCCGAATTCTAAAGAGGAATAGTAATATTGAGCAGCTACTGATCTCTTAACATTTTTTACTTGATTTGGAAGTCGAATAGTTACATTGTTATTAAAGAAAAATGATTTTTCTTCTAAACGTAATACTTCTTTGTAACCAACTCTTTCAATTCCAACACCCACATTCCAAAGCGCATTTAAGGATTGAACTGCGTCTCGAAAAGAAGTGGTTAAAGGCTTGAAAAGGTTTTCTACTTTTGGGTTTTCTGTTGGAATTGGAAACTTATCAAATTGACGTACCCAAAACCCATGTGTTAGACCCATAAAAGCTCCTACTCCATCATTGGTGTATCCTAAATCTTTGCGGCCTAGAAATTCAGAATAAAATGCTTTTTGCTTATTAGTATTTATTGCTACTAGTCTTTCCATGAACTCATGCGCCAAAATTGCTTTTGTTGTTGATAATTCTTGAGAAGAATTTTCTTCTAGTGTTAAATTTGCCTTAATGTCGCTTAGATTGATTCTCAAATGAGAACTTCTTCCGTTCTTACCATCGTGGTTTTGATCAACAATCAAACCTAAGCTTTCTCCCGCCAAAACTGTAATATTTTGGTCTATAGAAATTGTGATATTTCTATTATTTAAAGAACTAAAACTATCTGTTGTAAATAAAATATTATTTGATTTAAAAGTATAATCTGAGGATCCGTTATAAGTTGCGAGTCTAAGCCAAAATCTAAAAAAATTAATGTCATCATATTCCAATATTTTAGCTCTAAATGAAATATCAAGCTTTAACCTAAAAGTTCTATCTCTATCGTTTACTGCGAAAAAAAGTAATCCTAATTCTCCAGGACCGCTTCTATCCCATGAATCTTCATCTACTCTACTTGAAACAATAGGGCTTTGTGCTACTTCATGTGATTTAGTTTCTAATACTAATGGAATTGGCGCAGATTGACCCCTTGTTTGTCCGTTAGTTTGTCTGTATAATTCAACTGTATTTTCTAGGTCTGAAATTCCAAATTTTGTTTTCAGAAAAACTTTTCTACCTTCTAAATTAACGGTAATTGGATTTAGAGCTGGAATTGTTTTTCCATCTATAGAAGTTTCTCTATCAATTTCAACTTGCTCTGATTCTCTAGATTTTAAAGCCTGTTCTAATCCACCGGAATTGAATTTTATAGCTATTTTATCGTCTTCAGTTTCCCAAGTTGATAGATCTAGATAACCTGAATAACTCAAAGTCCAAACATCTGTTTGAGGATGTCTTTCTTCTCTTTTTAATTGAATTTCAGCATTGATTCCCTCAATGTCATACACTAATTGTATGAACTCTTTTCCGCTACCTACAAACTTTGAAGAATTCGAAAATCTGGAAACAATACCAAAATATTGTTCGTTTCTAGCTAGTTCTTTTTCATCGCTATTCCATCCCTCTGGCTCGTCAATTATTAATGACCCTTGTGATTTGCTATAAAGAGTATAACGAACTCTATCCGTGTATGCTGGATTTATGTTTCCCATTTTTAATTCCAGTTTAAATTATTGTTTCTCCATAAATGATAATTAATATCAATTTTAGGGTTTTTGACAATTATATTTCCTTTGTTTTTTTCAATAGCCTTTCTGGTTAATTGCATTTCTAATACCAATTTGTCATTATTGTTTTGGAACAATATATCTTTTTGGAAGCCCTTAACCATTTCATTATCCCTGGTAAACTTATTCAAAATAGAAGCTCTCATATAGCGGTTATAATCATCTACAGATTTATGCACAATATCACCTTGTTCAAGAAAGGTAAGAGTTGGTTTGTTTGGGGTAATTCTTGGACTAGAACCATCGGCTTTGGTAATAACCTCACTCACGTATCCGTCACCAACTTCTGCAAATTCAGCTTTCCCACCTTTACGACCATGTTTATATTTTGGTATTGGAGTTGCTAAAATTGCTCCTATTTGAATAGCTCCCATAGCTCCAGCTACAGTTGCCATTATAGGACCCAATGGTAAAAATGGTTGAGTATTTAATGCGCTAAGAATTGCTAATGCGGTACTAATTCCTGCTTGAGCCACAGCTGAAGCTTTATTAAAAATAGCCTGTTTGTGCTGTTCTTTCCTTTTTTTCTTTTCTAATTCATCGTTATTTTTATCGCGCTCTTTTTCAATTAAATCTTTTTGCCTTTGGTCGTTACCAGCTAACTCCAACTGCCTATCGTAATACTCATTGTTTTTAGAAATTTCATCATCAATTTGTTGGATTTTTTTATCAAAAAATGCATTTCCTAAATCAGTCAATGCTCCAGTCATATCAGAAGAAATTTGAAGTATCAAAGTAGCCTGTTCTTTGGCTGACAAAACTTTCTCTTTTTCTCCTTTATCAAAATTGCTAACCTCGGTTTGTTTTAATTTTAATTTTGCATCTGATATTTTTTTCTCTGTTTCAAGAATAATCGCATTTGATTCTTTTGAACCGTCTGATTGTAATTTGAATGCAGATAATTCAGCTTCTAAATTTGCTATTTGAAGTTTAGCAGTGGCAATTGCAAATTCTTTTTTGATGTCAAAAATTCTTTCTTCGTGAGCTCTAGTGGCACTTTCTTTTTCTCTTTCATTTTTAAAACCTAGCTCTTGAAGTAATCTAAACTTTTCTTCCTCTGCTGCCAATTCTTCGTTCATGGCGATTTCTAGCTTTGAAACCCCTTCTTTTAAGTTTTCTGCGTAAATACTAGGATCAAATTGATTTATTTTGTCAATTTCTTCAGCTGTTTTCTTTTCAATATCAACGATTTTATTTGCTGCTTCTTCTTTAATCCTTGTGCGTTCACTTGATGTTAATTTAGAGTTTTCAAGTACAAATTTATCAGCGTCTAATGAGTGTTGTTTGCTTAAATTAGCAAGTTCAATTTGTTTTAATTCGCTTTGTTCTAAAGCCGCTATTCTAACATCGTCAGCCTCTTTATCGTCTTTGGCAACCTCATTGTTCAGCTGAATACTTCTTTCTAATCTTTGCTTTTCTAAATTGTAAAGGTCATCCGATGCCTTTTTTTCTCGATCTAATTTTTCTTTTAATGCTTTTTTTTCAGCAGCTTCTCGTTTTTTTCTTTCGGCATCTGTTTCTGTAGCTGTAGTAACTGTGGATGGAGTTACCTTTAAATTAGATTTACTAATGCTTTTTAATATTTGAGCTGATTTACCAATTTGTACTAAAGCGTCTTCTTCTTGTTTTGTTTGTAAATGAAATAGCGCTCTATCCCCACCCATAATAGATTCTCTTTTCTCTTTTTCTGCTTTTATAATCGCTTGATTTACACGAATGTTCTCTCTTTCTCTTGCAATCATTTCTTTTTTAACTGCTTCTTGATTTTCTTTTGAGGTATTTGAAATATTTTTCATCACATTCTGATATTGCTCAAGACCCTTTGATTTGCCAATATCTTGGAATTGTTTTTGAAGCTGTTTTTCGTCTTTAAATAACATACCAGTCAATGTGATGATATTAGTAAGGCCGCTGGTTATTTCTTTTACAAATAATGAAAATCCGCTTGAACTAGAATTATTTATAGAACTGATCATTTCAGTCCAAGAATTAGATAATCTATTAACTGACTTAGTGATAGTTTCCATTCCTTGAGCCTTATCAGCACCGGTTAAAATCACCAACTGACGTGCTGTCTCTGGAAGAACTTCGCTTGCTAAAATCTTACCGCTTTTAATCATTTCAAAAAGTCCTTTTTCGGTAAGGTTTTTGATTTCGGGATGTAAGACCTGAACTGCTTTTGTCATGGCCTGAACTGCTCCTGGCAAGGCTTCTGCCAATTGCCCTCTTAGCTCCTCACTTGCAACAGTTCCTTTTGATAACATTTGATTAACGGCAACAAATGAACGCTCCAATGTTTCATTTGATAACCCTAAAGCCGAACCTGATTTAGCAATGTTTTCAAACAAATCTTGTATTTCTTGAGCTGCTAATTTGTCTTTAGCTGCAACATAAAAGGCGGTGTATTGCTTTGTTAGATTCTTAATTTCAAGACCATATTTTTCAGCAATAGTATTTAAGAATGTTTGTTGGGCATTGAAGTTTTCTTGACTTCCAGTAACAGATTTTAATGCTAAATCAAGTGATTGTAATTCTTTAGTAGTGCTAAAAATATCTTTGGTAATTGCAGCAAAAGCTGTAACACCTCCAACAATTCCAAAGGCACCAAAAATGTCTTTTATACCAGAAAAAGCGCTTTTATAATTTCCTACATTTTTAGAAAAATCGCCAACTGCTCTGTCTGCTTTCCTTACTTTATTGTCAAGTATATCAAACTCTTTTTGAGCTTTTTTAATTTCAGCAGTAGAGGCTTTTTCCGAAGCAATTAAATCACGAAGCTTGTTTTTTGCTTCGGTTCTTGCGTTATTTAATTTAGTGTAAGCAGAAACTAAACCTAATCTTTCAAGAGTTTCCTGTTTTATCTCTTTGTTTATTAGGGACAATTCTAAACGCTCTTTCACCAAGGCTCTATTAGTTCCTTCTGATGCCAATTCTACTTTCTTTTTAGTAGAAACTAAAGAGTTTTCTAATTGAATTTGCTCCTTCCAAATCCCAATCGCCTCATTGTTCGCTGCATTTATTTTTTTTTGATTTTCTGTAAAATCAGCCGCATTGAAAGAGCCACGCAATTTGTTATTAGCATCTGCAAGAGACACAATAGCTGTTACAAATTCTTTGTTCTTTCCAATTGCTGCATCAACTGTTTTTGCATATTCGACACCCCAATTTAGGGCGTCATCTGATATTACATCTTTGCGCGTGATTGTTCCTTCGGCCATAGCTACTATTTTTTTGAATTTTGCTTTTCAATAGCTGTTATTTTACTTTTTACTTGATTTTCTAATGAATAGTACTTCTCAACAGAAATACTATAAAAATCAAAGTCAAACCCTAAAATAGCAGCATATCCAGCCATTACGTTAATAATTGAATTGCTCTGTTTTTGGTCTTTTTTTTCTTCGCTTTGTTGTGGAAGTTGTGACTTGAAAAGGGATATTTTTTGTTCAATTCCTTTTGATTCGCGATCTATCTTTTCAAGTTCTTCGAAGTATTTGCTTTTGTCAAATGAATAGCCATAGTCATTTAATATTTGAATCAATTCATCATTAACTTCAAATTTTAAAGCCTCTATTGACATTTTAATTATCAAATACTTTTGTTCTAAATATTCAATCTCTTTTGAGAGGTTAAATATTTTTCTAGTATTATCTGAATCAAATCTATTTTTATAGTCTTCAAAAATTATTTCCCATAATTCAACCAGTTCTTCAATTGGAGTACTTTCGTCTGACAACAATGAAATATCCCCTGTCTCGATTATTTCGATTAGAGTTACCATTGGTAGTGTTCGTAGTGTTTTATAAATCATAGGTCTAATTTTTGTCTGTAATAATCCAATACAAAAGGTTTCAGTCGTGATTCAATCAAAAGGTTTAAATTCTCATCTGTCAATCCAAAAAGACTTGAAGAAAGCCAATGTGGAGAATCTAAAATATCATCTGTCTTTGGGTCAGTAGACCCAAAATAAAAGGTGTTATCCTGTACTGTTACATAAAAACTATTAAGCCAATTGCCAGTATCTTTACCCGTGAATGGTTCGCCAGCTCCTTTTGCGCCATTAGTTATTATTTCTGTAGCTTTCGAATAGAACCCAATAGCCTTTCCATAGATATCCTTGCTATCTTCATTGATCTGTTTCTTATTCATTTCAACCATGTAAGCACTTAAAGACTTAATGAATTGGAATAATTCATTTGATAGTTTTTCTGGCTGAATAGCTGTTGATTTTTGTAATTGTTGGTGGAATGATGCCATAATTTTTAAACAAAAAAAGGTCGCCAAGGAAAATTTCCCTGCGACCTCTTCTACAATAAAATTTAATTTTTACTTTGCTTTAACTACTTCAATACCTTTAACTTCTATATCGCTAACATTTTTTGTTGTTGCAATTTTAAAGGCTTTTTTTAGTTCTGATAAGCGTTCCTTTTCTGGCATTTGCACAAAAATCCAAACATTTTCAAATTCTGCTCTGAACTGCTCAAAAGTTCTTGAATAATTGGGCTCAAATGCAATACCCTTGTATTTAAGTCTAGGCATATTAAATACCTGAAATTACTAAGGTATCGACTGCTTCGTAAGAGGCTTCGGTTTGAGCTACCACGCCATTTAACCCTAAGATTAATCCATTTGCAAAGCCAGTACCTGTTAATTGATAAACTCCGCTTGAATCGGCAGGAACAAACGTATGTGTAACTGGTGCTCCCAAAGCTGTTTTCAAAGTCACATCTGAATCAGTCAATGATTTCACAACTTCTCCAGCACAACCAGCATCTACTTTGAATTTAATCGAAGTAGCGCTTGCGCTAACTAAAGTAATATCAACATCGAAAATTCCTTGAAGTTCAACGTGGCTCCATGTTGGTTTTAACACAACTCCGTTGTCTTCAAAATCGTTGTAATCAGAATAAGTTAAAGTAACCGGTGTGTGAGCTGGTTTGTCTCTCATTGCGTCAACACGTTTCCCAACTTCAATAGTCACTAACTGTCCTTTCACTTTAACTCCGTCTGGAGTAACTGCTTTGATTTCTTGAGTTTCTGTAAACTCATAAATTCTCATTTCTCTACCTGAATATGATTTCAAAGCGTTGTGAGAACAAAGTCCTAAGAATAAATTGAATGTTCTTACCTTTTTCCCTGCTGCAGTTTTATATTTTTTAATTCTACCTTCAAAATAGGTATCCTCTGTATCTGCTGAAGCTAACTCTTCGATTTCAAAAAGAGGAAAAATATGCTTTAGATTTACTTGTTCTTTCCACTTCGCCAATGACTTTGCATCGGCTACAGTAGTGAATTCTTGCGCATCGATAGCTAAGGCATGGCGAACTACCATTCCCTCAAGGCATTGCTCGTTTGCGCCTGTATTTTTGTTTTTTGTCTCGTCTTTTGAGCACTCTACAATTAAACTCATAGTGTATTTTTTTATTGGTTACAATTAAATTGATATTTCAAATCCCCATTAATTGAGAATATGTGATAAGGATTTGTGTCACTCAATTTGATACGTGTGGTATCAAAATCTTTCAACACATTTTTAATCCCTTTTTCTAAGCCTGTAATCTCAATTGCTTTAGATTTTTGAATTAGTTTCATGCAATTGTCATGAATCTCTGAATCCACTCGATATGATTTGCCTGGTATTTGTTTTTCCAAGTTCAACATGAAAACAATTTTAATTTTTGCTGTAAATAATTTTCCGTCTTTTGTTTTATGCTCGTCATCTGATTCGATGAAAAACACATTTCCACCAGCTGCATTAATGTCATCATAATACACTTCTTTTCTTTCTGAATTAGAAGTATATATCTCTGGAATCAATGATTTACCATCTTTTGAAATTGACTTAATTACACGACCATAATAATTGACATCTTTTAAACAAAGATTAGTTGCCAAAATATTTTGGATGATCTTAATTTTATTGTCTATTCCTTTTGATGGATATTGATTATAATTCATACTACCAAGATTTACCAGATTGAACTGAAATAGGTTTTGGAAAAATTATTTTTTTAGCAGTTTTTATTGCTATTTCATACTTGCTTTGAATCCCTTGAGCCATTACAATTCCATTGTCATTTTTAACGCCTTCTAGTTCTAGCTTAAGCGATTGAAACGATAGTTTAGCATTTCTTTCTTGAAGATTACTTCTACTAGATGAAATGAATAGTTCTAACATTTTAATGGCGATACAATAACCAATGGCATCTTCAAACAAAGCTTTTTTATCTAAAATTGTTTGAGAATAATCTATTGAAGCATTATACAATTCACTTTTATCGATAATATTTGTAACTACCTCCTTTGTGCATTGTTTCCTAATAGAAGAAAGGAACTCGTTAAATTTAACGAGTTCCATGTCTATTTCAGATACTGCAGAATAAACATTCTCAACCGTAACTAGTTGGTGAAACATATTAACTTTTCGACCAGAATTAGCCGTTAAATTCCCTTCTGATAATTCAATACCGAATTGACTATTTAACGGCTTCTCCCAACCAATTCTAGTTTCTAAAGCCAATATGGATTCATTACTATACATTAGGCAGCAACAATATTAGCTTCAAAGATTAATACTTGCTCTTCAGAAAGCTCATCAATATACTTAGCTAATGTAGCATCAGTGTTATTTGCTTTTGCTTTGTTAGATCCTAAAGCAATGTTAATCGCAGCGATTACAGAAGCTTTTGTGTAGTTTACTTCTTTATAAGAGAAACCTGTATTTCCTTCAACTTGAGCATCTTGAGAAGCTGTTGCTTCTTCACAATCCAAAATGTAGATATTATCAATGTTGTCAATGACAGGTAATACAATTGCTTGAGAAGAAGTAAACTCTTTAATTGGATCGTTTTTATGGTACTTAGAAACCAAAATAAAGTCATCTACTTTTTGGTAATCAACAGCTTTGTCAGGGAAAGTTTCTTCAGCTAATCTACCATAAGTCAAAGAACCTACATTCAAGTCAGTTAAGAAAACAACTGCATTATCAGCCCAAGGCTTAACAGATTTTTGTTTTCCGTCTTTTTCAACTAAAACATGTCTGTCTACAACTTGAATTGTAATTCCGTAAGCAGCCTGTAAGAACTCATTTGCTTTTTCAACAGATTGAACCGGTGGAATATTTGATCCAACGAAATCACGATAGAAAGCATATTGCTCACGTACTTGTTGATTAACTTTAAATTTATTCCAAGTAGCTTTATCCATTAAGACATATCGGATTGTATTACCAGCTGGACGAGCTGCTTCGATAACTCTATCTATGTCATCAATTGGCTTAGCATCTGAATCCGACCATCCTTTTGTTACTCCAAATTTATTCGATGCAGGATGATTGAAGTTTACTCTAATACCAAGACCAGGATTATCATCATCAGCAACTAAAATCATTCCTGTCGATAAAGCTTGATGAAACATGTATTCAAGACGCTCCCAAATACCTGAAACTACTTTATTAGTATCAGCAAAAAGCTTTCTTAAAACCTCTGAATCTTGACCTCCAACAGCTAAAAGAATGTTTAATTCATTCATTGTAGTTTCGTTCAAAGCCAATTTCATTCCGATTTTCGGAATCTCACCATCTGCCTTTTTGATAGAATCTCTTTTTTTCAATGGTAAGCTAGAATCCATTGCTACTACATCAGCAGATACAACGGTATTTGATGAAGATAAAGAACCCCAACGAAGTGTTGGCGAGTATACTTTTTTCAACATAGTTCTGTGAAAATAAGTTAATGGATTTGTTGTTCCATTAAGTTTTTCAATAATTTTTTGGGCAAATATTTTGAAGTATTTATCCACCCATTGTGGGAATAATGATTTTTCCATAATTCAATAATTAATCTTGAGTGAATAAAATGTGTGATAATGCAGTTTTTGCTCCAGAAGGAATTGCAGGTAAACCATTATTGATTACTGCTCCTTGATTAACATCTCCCGCTAACATAATAGACGCAAATGGTCTTTTAGTTAGAATAGTAGCAGTTAAAATTCCTTTGTAAGAATGACCTGAAGGTAAACTTACATAAGCCCCATTTGAAATAGCTAATGGCTTGTAAACTCCTGTTGCATCTTCAACAATGATAACTCTACCAGCTTTTAATACTTCTTCAGTAACACCTGATACATCCAATGTTTTACCTCCTGGAATATCATGGTCTACTTTTTTGATAATAATACAGTCCAAAGTTGTGTCAACTTGAATAGGTGTATTAGTTAGATCGCCCTTTGTG